TATATGTTAGGGCTAATACAAGCTACAGCAGTAATGGCAAAGACAATATTAAACGTACTCTCTCAGATGGGAATGGAAGAATCTGTTAAAGAAGCTGTAAAAGAATGTTTAGCAAGGCAGGGAATAGCATGAATATCCCCAGATGGCTATGGTGGAAAAGATATTTTGATGTAGGCCTAGGCTTAACCAGCTATGCAAAGTATCTTATAGCCTTCTTTGGAATGTATAGTATTGGAGAGGGTGTTAATATGAATTATACTTTAATCCTTGGAGTTGTTTATATTATTTCTTGTTTTATCATAGGGAAGATATGGGTTTATTATAAAATGATTGATCGGGAAAACGAAATTTCTAACATTTTAAACCCATTTCAGGTAGAGGTAAGAGAGAAGCTGATTAGAGAAAAGTTTAAATAATCTGTTAGCCGAATAAATCAATGGCAAACGAGGCGAGTTTAAGAGATCGTATAGATCATCCAATCGATTTTACTGTTGCTGATGGTACTGGTATAGAAAAAGGGGCATTGTTAAAGATGTCTGACCCAAGAACAGCAGCAACACATACAGCAGCTCAGGATATTCTAGCAGGTATTGCAGCAAGGGAAAAAGTAGCAAGTGATGGAAGGACAAGATTAGCAGTATTTAGAAGAGGTATCTTTGATATGGTTGCAAGTGGTGCTATTATAGTGGGTGAAGCAGTAGTTTCAGATGCTTCTATTAATCATGTTAAGGCCGCACCAACTGGTTCAAGTGGTGCAACAATTTTAGGTCATGCTCTCGAAAATGGTTCAACAGGTGAAACTATACAAATCTTTGTAGATGTTGGAGCTGGCGGCGGTGTCTAATGGCAGAGGAAGATATAACCCAAGTATTAGAAGAAGGAGAGGAAGAAACTAAAGAGGAAGAAGAAGTAAAGGAAGGAGAAGAAACAGAAAATGGCTGATAGTGTAGAGATGCAGGACATTAGGGGATTAGACATAGATAAGGCTGTTAAAGGCTTTGCATTAATTGAATATATTTTTAAAAATGATTGTACTATAAGTGCAACAACCGCAGACCATGTTAGGTGGTATCAGGAAACAAGTGCAGACTTAACCGCTACTGCTCCTAGTGTTGTTGCCAATGTATCTCCATTGTCTATTTTTCCAACCCTTGAGCCTACATGGACAAGAAATACAAGTTATATTAAGAAATATGCTGCCGAGTGCTTTATTTCAATGGAAGATATGAAAAGTGCTGACATCGACGTTGTAGCAAGAACTCTATTAAGATTGACTAGAGCAGTTGTTAAGCAAGTTGATACAGATATTTGGAATGTAATGACAGAATCACAAACACCAAGCAACATCAATACATTTGCTACAACTGCCATAGGCGGCGATCAATGGGATGCAGCAAGTGGCCAAGACCCGATTAAAGACTTACTTCATGCTAAGAAATTAATTGCAGATAATGGATATAACCCAGAAGGAGCAAGTTTGTATCTTTCTACAACTGATTACAGAAGTTTGGTGACATGGCTTATCTCTACCAAAGGCTCAAGCATACCACAGTTTGCAAGTGATAAGGTAAAATCTGGAACAGTTATGCAGATTCTTGGACTAAATGTAAAAGTCTCAACCAATGTAACCGCTGATTATGCAGCTGTTGTTATTCCTCAAGTTGCTTGTACTTGGAAATCTCACACTCCTACAACTTCAAGAGCAATCGAAGAAGCAGGAATAGGAACTAAGTTTAGAGTTTGGGAGTTAGGAATTGCTATCTTAACAGACCCTAAAGCTGTTTGCTTAATTACAGATACGCAAACATAAATATAAAAAGATCAAGTTATTCTATTTTTAATGGCTTTAGTAATGGGTACGACAGCGGGTTTTATAATTGGAACACCGCCAAGTACAGACCCTACAGGCGGAACACAATGGACTATAGATAATACAGCAAGGGCTTTAAAAGATACAGCCCCAGCAGATAAAACTAGAGTGACAGAAATTGGATGGTATTGTAATGTAGCCACAGAAGAAGCAGAATATCAAGTTGGTATTTATTCTCATGATTCAAGTAATAATAGACCTTTACAAATTATAGCTACTATATCCCTACAACAAAAAGGAACCACAGCGGGTTGGAAAAAGATTACTGGTTTAAGTATTCCAATTACAGCAGGTGAAACTTATTGGATAGCTGTACAATGTGATAATACATCGACAGTAACTACTATGGATGCCCAAGCTGGCTCAGAAAAGCACGATGCCAAGTCGTCTGTTTCTTCTTTACCTGATGTATGGGGTGCTTCTTCAGGTACAGATACCTCTCTCATAGCTATATATGCTTTAGCAGAGGGTGAAGTAGTTTCTACCCCTGTTAGTATAGGACAGAAAGAATTAAGAACAGATTGGCCATTTACAGAAGGCCTGACAGCTGGTACTACTGTTCATGGTATTGACCCAACGCTAGAGGAGACAGGATAATGGGCGGGGAAGGTTCTGGAAGAAAGCCAGACCCAATGAAAAGGTTATTTCCAAAGGAGACACCAATAGCTAATGCTCCTGATGCCATGTTTATACCTAATCTTTCAGGAGTTCAGCATGAAATAAGAGAAGGTACTCACGCTATTTCAACAGATGATTTAACAGAAGGAACAACAAACAAGTTCAGCTTATGGGAAGTTTCAGCAGGGAATACCCAGCTAATTACCGACGATGACATATTAATTCAATCAAGTTCTAAAATATTTTTCAGGGATTCAGCCATATTTATTCATTCTAATACTGATGGAGAGATGACTATAGAGGCAGATACAAAGGTTACAATAGGAACAGCAGGAGACACAATTCTAGGGGATAGTACATTAAGGGCTATTAGGCCTCATACAGACGAAAAGATAGATTTAGGCTCAAGTACACATAAATTTAATGACGTTTTTGTAAACCTTCCAACCAGCGACCCTTCTGTTGCAGGGCAGCTATGGAGTGACAGCGGTACTGTCAAGGTGAGTGCAGGATGACAACATTACCAACAGCAGCCAGAATACTATGGTTAGGTACAGCTGCAACCATTCCAGGCGGATTCAGCAGAGATACTGATTTTGACGGCAAGTTTATTCAAATAATGGATAAAACCTTTACTGTCTCTACAACTGGCGGCGGCTCTCACAATCACGAAATAGCTGCTCATACCCATACTGGCTACCCTCACGCTCACGTTATTTCATCAAGTAATGTTATTACTGGAACATCTGCCCTGGTAAATAGGACAGCTTTTCCGCCTGGTTTTTCAGTACCTGGACAGGCACATAGCCACGCTAACAATGATAGTGCAGTAGCTACCCCTACCTATCAAAACAGTTCAGCTTATGACTTTTCAACAGAAACAACCCAGCCTAGTCATTTTACTGTTATTGTTTTAAAACCTAATGATGGAAACCAACAGATTCCAAATGGTGCTACAATTTTTGTAGATGACATAGCCCCTACAGGGTTTGGAGTGCATAATGGAATACAGGCTTTCCCAAACTTGCAGAATTATTTTTTAAAAGGAGCGGGAACAGGAGCAGATGGCGGCGGAACTGGCGGAGCAGATGTGCATAGCCATACTAATACAGGACATGGCCATACAGCAAACAGCCATACTCATAGTGCTTCATTATGCGGTGCTGCTTCTGCAATTACGGTTACCAATGCTTCTCCATCTGTTTCTGTAATACACTTACAGCACCATAATAACTCTTTATCCTCTAAAGTTGGGCCAAATGCAGATTCTAATACAGATGCTTCCAGCGAAGAAACCAACTACCCTTCTTATAAGAAATTGCTGGCAATTAAGAATACGTCTGGCTCTAGCTTATTTCCTTGGGGTATAATAGTCTTGTATGTAGGTGATGTATCTAGTGGAGCTCCTACAGATTGGAGATTGGCTAATGTTGCTAATAGACAAATAAGGTGCACTTCACAAACAGATGAAATTGGAGATACTGGCGGAGAGAATAACCATACGCATACATACAGCCACTTTCATACTACAACAGGAACACATAACCATACTGCCCAGACAACTGGTACAGGAAGCTCTAAAAATTATGATTCAGGTTTTTCAAATTGTAGAAACAACTCAAACCACACTCATACATGGACAGTTAGCAGCGTAGTTTCTGGCGGGGTGCAAACCACTTCTCCAACCATAGAAACTGTAGACAAGAGAGCTGCATATAGAACTTGTGTCTTAATTAAGTATGCTCCCGAAAGAGTTTTAATAAAAGGCAACACTACTATTCTAGGCAATACTGTTATAAAATAGAAACATTTAAATAGTATATATTATTTATAAAAGTATGAAATGTGAACACGAACTATACAAAGTATATTTCAGAGGAACAAACAAGAAAACAAAAAAACAAGATTTAATTAAAATACCAAATGTATATATATGTAAAAAATGCAAGAAGATAAAAATAATGAAGTAAAAGAGCCAGAGGATTTAGGTGTAAAAATCATGGACAAAGAAGAAGCATATTGGACAGAGATACTGGAAACAACTTCTAAAGATGTTGAGAGATTAGAGAAGATGTTAAGATTCAATTTAGAGATAATTGGACTATGTAAACAAAAATTGAAAGGAGTACAGGAAAATGACAGACCCAACAGTAAAACAGATTAAATTTGCCAAGTCTTTAGGTCTTAAAGACCCTGAGGACTTTACTAAAGAAGAACTTAGGGCTCTTATAGATAAAAAACTAGGTAAGGATGACCCAAATCCCAAGAAACAAGAAAAACCTTCTCAGGATGGCTCTAAACGTGAATTTCACCTATCTCCAGAACAGGTAAGGACTAATGCTTTAATGGCAGCTATAGAAATGAGATTTAGACTAGCCTTAGATAATCCTATTTTAGACCTGGCTAAAGAGTTAGAGGAGTACATCTGGAATGGATGAAGAAGCAAGGGAAAGAATAGAATATGCTTTAAAGCAGAATGAAGAAGAACTTGAACACCTTAAATACATGATTGGGGTTTTAAAGAACATATTAGCTGAAAAGTCAAATATTCTTGAGGTGGAAGATGATTCCTGAACTTACAGGCTCTATCCTGGGCGTATTAGCCGCTTTTTTAATTTTAGCCTTTTGTATTTTTCTCACATTCCTGCCTATTTGGTTAATATTAGAGTTAGCTAAATGGGTTTGGCAAAGGTGACTAAGGACATTGGAGCTTTCTTTTATTTATTCTACATAATATAGTTTTTTATCTTTTAAAACAAGTTTGTTGGTATTGATTAAATCATCAATTATTTCCCTAATGTATCTATTTCCAGCTCCAAATTCTAAAGAAGCCATTGATATTAGTCTGGAGTAGTCAATTCCATCAATACCTTTATCATAGGCCTGTTTGCAGGTAGCCAAGATCATTTCTACTCTCCTTTTTCTCTCTTTTTGATGACTCATTTGGAATAAGAGCACTCAGAGGTAGATGGTACAAACCCCTGAGTGACGAAGTACAAAAGAATTATAAAATAGAAACTATATAAATATTTGTGTGCTCTCCTGTGTGTGATATCCATTTTAGAAGCCTTACAGTAATAAGTCATCGTCATATGACGATGACACATACATAACAAGAAAGGCAGCCCCACCTAATAAGGCTGCCTTGTTATACCAATAGATAATAGAATAATAAGTAGTATATAAATGTTTACTTGAAAGTTTTATTACTTTCAAGTATAACAATAATTAAATAATTCAAATACCTGAGTTTGACGTACGTCAAACTCAGTTTATCATTTTTATTACCCTTATTCTTGAAAGTAAGTAAAAGTAAGTAACAGGCCCAGACCGTGGATAGAGCCTCTGTCTGGGCAATATACATAAGCGTAGCGTATCTTGTGTGTTTGTTACTGCTACTGAGTAGCAGTAACACGGGGGAAAGAAGGGATAGCGTATATATGTGTTTGTTATTACTGATTAGTAGTAACAAGCCCGACGTTGCACGGGATTTCTGTAATTTTGGGTTTACCCCCCAGATATTTTTTTTAAAACAAAAAAACCAAAAAAAATATATATCACACACACACACATTTAGTATGAAACTAGACCCATGGCAAGAGGAGTTCCTCAATACAAAAGGTGATAAGATCTTATGTACTGGAAGGCAGGTGGGGAAAAGTGTAATATGTGCAAGAGATGCAGCTCAATGGGCAGTAAAGCCAGAGAACAAAGGACAGAATGTTTTGATGATAGCCCCAACAGAAAGACAAGCCAGAGCCCTCTTTGAAAAGACCTTGGATTACCTTTTAACAAATTTCCCAAAACTCATTAAGAAGGGGAAGGACAAACCAACAAAGGAGAAGATTACACTAACTAACAAAGTGAGGATTTACTGTTTACCAACTGGTCTCTCAGGAACAGGAATCAGATTTTTAACAGTTGGGAGATTATATGTTGATGAAGCCTCTCAAGTGCCTGAAGATGTTTGGGCTGCAGTAACCCCAATGTTATTAACAACAGGCGGAGACAGTATATACTTATCCACACCATTCGGAGCACAAGGAGAGTTTTATAGGTGTTGGATTAACAAAGATAATGCTTATAATTCATTTTCAAGATTTAGTGTAACAAGTGAAATAGCTGTTGCAGAGAGAGAGATTTGTGAGACTTGGACACTTACCCAGAGAGAGAAGGCCCTGCAAAAGATAGAACAGGCAAAGGCCAGAATGTCTCAGAGAGAATATGCTCAGGAGTATTTAGGAGAGTTCTTAGATGAACTGATGAGATACTTTTCCGATGACCTCATCCTAAAATGTTGTATCTTAAAAAGGCGTGAGGGCTGCCTTAAAAATAGAGAGTATTCTCTAGGCGTCGATATAGCAAGGATGGGCGAGGATGAAAGCACCTTTGAAATAATTGATGGAACTAATAGAGACAGGATAATTCATGTAGAGTCAATAGTTCAAAAGAAGAAGCTGACAACAGAGACAGAGGATAAAATTATCTCATTGGTAAGACAGTATGATGAGATAAAGAAGGTGTATATAGATGCAGGGGCAGGAACTTTGGGAGTAAGTGTATTTGACCACTTGTTGAGAATAGATGAAACTAAGAGGAAGATAGTTGCCATAAATAATAGGGCCAGAAGTTATGACAGAGATGATAAGCAGAAAGCCAGATTATTAAAAGAGGATTTATATGATAATCTTAGAAGTTTGATGGAAAAGGGAGAGATAAAGTTATTGGATGATGATAAAGTTATAGAAAGCCTAAGAAGCATACAGTATGAGTATGTGCAGAAGTCAGGACAGCCGACAAGGCTTAGGATATTTGGCTCATATGCCCATATTGCAGAGGGATTGATCAGAGCGGCATGGTTTAAGAAAGAGAAAGGGTTAAATATCTGGATTCGTTCTATTAGAGCATGAAGTTTAAGGATAAGTACACAACTAAGAAAAAGAAGGATGAAGATACAACAGGAAAAGAGGCCGCAAAATATGAGATTAGCGACGATGCCTTTGCCATAGGGGATGCACTCCAAATGTTAATTTATCAGTTGGAAAGATTGAGGTTAATAGTATAATGGTAACTACACTTTGTTCAAGTGGAGCAGTAGTATTAAAAGCAGGAGCTAACGCAGCTCAATTAACAGAGACACAATACACCCAGTTAATCAATCAGGCAGAGGCTTACATTAACACAAAGACTAGAATTAACTGGAATGACATATACACAACGTTAAGCGGGGCTGTTGCCTTAATTTTGGAAGATGCAGCAAGTAGTCATGCAGCCATGGGAGTTATTAATTATGATATGTCTGGATTTACATCCCGTTCAGAAGCTCAGACAATGCTGGATGTAAACTACACCAGGGTAACCGATGCAATAGCAGAACTTAAAGAGAAATATGCAAGTGACTATATTCAAGAGGTTTAAATGGCCAGAAAAGTACCCCATAACTTTTTAGAAACAGGAGAACAAACTTTAGTAAATGTTGATTTGCTTGAATTGGCAGATGGCTCTGGAATTGTCACACTTTATGGAGCATTAAATCAAAGCGGGGCAAACCTTACAAGGAATACTAATACTTATTGCGATCTGGAATATACAAATGCAGCTTTTACATCAACAGAGCCAACCTATACCAAAGAAATAGACTTGGATTTTGATTATACTGTTAATCTGCCGTTTAGATTAAAGGGAAAGATGCTGGTAAATTGCGGCATAGAAGGTATAGGGGCGGTAGGGGCAGGTAATAAGGCCTATGCCATTGTTAAGCTAAGACAGGTAAGAGATGGTGTTGAATCTGACATAGGAAGTGGAACTTCCAGAACAGTTAGACACGAACCTACTAATCATTATGTAGATGTCGCAAATACAAGGCAGAGATCAAGAATTGTAAATGTAGAGATTGACGTACCATTAACATTATATAAGATTGGGGATACATTAAGAGTGACAGTAGAGATATGGGGTGCAAAGATTGCAGGAGCAACAGGCAGCCCAGAAGTGCGGGTATTTCACGACCCCAAAGGAAGAACAGGCAGAAGTAATACAGATGCGAACGGAGATGAAATAGAAACATCACAATTAATAGTAAATCTACCCTTGAGGATAGACAGGTAAAATGGCAGAATTTGATATAAGTAAGACAACCACAACCGATCTGACGGGAAAGGTTAGTGATTTTGAAGTGGATGCAGAAAGCCCAGACAGCCCAGGAGAACAGCAGAAGGAGAATTATTGGGATTTTCCTAAAGCTACAGAGTATTTAGGATATTACAAGACAATCCCAGAATTAAAAAAGGCAATAGATGCCCTAGCTATCTGGACAGTTGGAAAAGGTTTAGAAACAGATTATAGGACACAAGTTTTGTTGGAAAATATAAATGGATGGGGAGAAGATACTTTTTTATCAATTCTCTGGAATCTATTAACTCAAAAAAAGGCTTTAGGAGATAGTTTTGCAGAGATTATTAACAATGAAAAAGGAGACTTGATTAATTTAAAGCCATTATTTACAGGGGATATGAGGGTGGTTGTTGATTCTAAAGGATTAATTAAAAGGTATGAGCAAAGAACAAGGACAGGCAAGGGAAAACCCCAAAAATTCAATCCATATGAGATATTTCATATTTCTAATGACAGAGTAGCTAATGAAATGCACGGAACAAGTGTTATAGAGGCTGTTAAATGGGTGATTGAAGCTAGAAACGAGGCCATGAGAGATCATAGAACTGTCATACATAGAAACAGAGTGCCAGTAAGAATTATAGAAGTTGATACTGATAATACAACTAAGAGAAATGCCCTTATTGCTGAATATGAAGAAGCAATTAACAAAGGAGAAGTTCTTGTTATACCAAAAGGAACTGTAGAAATTAAAGATACAGGAATAACAATACAAGACCCTATACAATGGATTCAATATCTGGAGAATTTCTTTTATCAAGCTGTAGGAATACCGAGGGTTATAGCTACCTCGCAGGATTTTACAGAGGCAGGGTCTAAGGTTGGTTATCTGACCTTTGAGCCTATCTATACTTGGGAACAAACGCAGCTAGAGCAAGATGTATGGGCCCAATTAGGGTTAAGAATTAAATTTAAGAGGCCGCCATCATTAGGTGGGATAATGAAAGAGGAAGAACAGAAGAATACAGGACAAACAGGATTTCAACCTAATGAAAAAAGAGTGGATATAACGAGGACAGAATAATGCCATGTGGAAAAAAGAAAAAAGGGGGTAAGAAAAAGAAAAAATGACCAAGAAAACAGAAGTCATACATAGACCTGTAATTGAGACAGTTATAAATTCTATAGCTATTGCTTTCACATCATTTGGAATAATCAACATTACAGCAGGGGGATGGCGGGGCTACCCAGCTATTACCTTCGGTATAATCTTAGAATTTGTTAAATATTATGGGAGAAAGCGTAATCTATGGTGACAGTAAAGAAAAAAAAAGAAGAAGAAAAGCCAAATTTAAGGGAGATTCCCGAGGAAGAAGCAGCAGCACGAGCAGAGAGAAGTGCAAGGCCTACAGAGTTATCTACATTAACAGACCCCAGATCAGGGAGACCTACAGGTGTAGTAACCCCAGAAGGCAAGACATTTCTAGGAGCTACAGGGGAATCTATAAGGTCTTTGGAAGAAAAGCAGTTACCTCAATTCAAGGATGTTATTAGAGAGGAAGATACAACTAGCCAAAGACTTGCCCAACAATCAGCAGCAGCCGCATTTCTTCAACAAGTTTCAAGAGAAGAAGCAGCTCTTGGTACACCAAGTTTACAACAAGAGGAAATATTTAGAAGAAGGAGATTAGAAGAAGAAGGCGGAGTTGGTTTAAGAGGCGGATTGACAAGTAATGTTTTAAGAGGAGCTTTAGACATAGCCACTAAACGCCTTCCTTTCATACCTGCTATAGTTGGCCGCCCAGCTGATTTACCTTTTACAAGCCCAGAAGAAGAAGCAGCTCTATTAGGCATGAATCCTCAACAAGTGGTAAGAACAGGAACACAAAACTCAATAGCTAAGAGACTTGAGAATAATTTTGAGAGATTATTTACTAGAGTTTTTGGAGATATAAATGTATTTGGTCTGTCTGTTGAAAATTTCATAGATGCTTTGACAAATAGAGAAAAGGCAAATGAACTAGAGAGTTCTATGGGAAAGTTAGGCGAGACCTTTTCTGCTATTCGCGGGGTTGTTGATGCTGAGGGAATAACCCCTCAAAAAGGATTAGCGATGTTAAACCAACAAGAGGAGAATGTTCTTATAATAGAATCTAGGATTAGACAAGCTGCTAACCTAGACCCCAGAATAAAAACAACAGGAGAGTACACTAACATTTTAGCAGAAGTGGCAAAGACAAAGATAGAATTAACCGAAGCCAGAGCAGACATTTTAGCAAGGGCCAGAGAAACACAAGGCTTTGACGTATTTCAGACACAATTAATGTTAGAAGAACTAGAAAGATAATTTGTAAGGGGGTGCTTAAAATGGATGAACAAAAGAAAACAGAAAAAAAGGAAGAAACGACAGCCCCAGAAGGAACTGGAGATGGGCATAAGTCTGAGAGCTTTGACCTTGTTAAATCCGCAACTCTTGCCGCTGAAAGGATTGAGGCCGCTAACAAAAAAACAGAAGAACTACTTATTAAACAAGAAGCCTTAAGAGCCAGAGAAATATTAGGCGGAAAAACAGAAGGCCCAGAGCCAGAGGAGAATAAAAAGGAAATTTCCCCTGCTGATTATGCTAAACTTGCATTACAAGGAGCCATAGAAAAAGCAGGGTAAAATGCATACTGTTTTTATGACTAGAGGAATCTTAGGGGATACTATCAGCTTCATAAACGAACTTTCAACCAAGTATCTGCCTTATCCTTATTACAATAAAGAAACTAAGAAAATGGAAAATAGACACCTGCAGATGAGGGTAAGCCCTATAATGTTGTGGGATGTCAGTTTTCCAAAAGAACAGGCTAATGTAGTTCTAAATACCATTTATGTAAATGGTGGTGAGCCTATGAATCCTAAACACAAGAAATACATAAAATTAGTGAAAAAGGCTATGGGATTAAAAGAACTGCCTAAATTAAAGAAAGATGTTCATTTAGCCATGCAATTACCTAAGAACTTGGAAATTATTGGAATTGGCGTTAAAGATGACTATTGGATAACCGAAGAAGGCAAACACGTAAATGAAAAAGATAAAACAAAATTTTCATATGAGGGTATATAAACTAATCGGTATAGCGATTATCGCTTTTATTGTAGGCTATATGTTAGGGCTAATACAAGCTACAGCAGTAATGGCAAAGACAATATTAAACGTACTCTCTCAGATGGGAATGGAAGAATCTGTTAAAGAAG